GGAATGAGTTTAACGTACAAGTTCAATGTTATTCCTGTAATATTTGTAATCAAGGTATGCAATTTGAATTTGGTAAAAAACTTTGTTCACAATATGGTAATAACTTTGCGGAAAATTTAATGATTGAATCTAAAAAGATAGTTAAATTTACAGAATCAGATTTAATAGAGTTAATTAACTACTATACCGAAAAGGTAAACAATATATAAGTTTCTGTTTTTTGTTCATTGTTGAAATTGGGTATCTATTTTAGATGCCCTTTTTTTTGCTATGTGTTAAAGTTTTGTTAAAAAAAATATTAATAGTTTAAAATTAAAAAACAAATTATACATTTGCTTCATCAAACAATAACAATTTAAAAATAGAAATTATGAAAAATGTACTTGTGTTATCAAATTTAAATGGAAAATTTAGAATAGTAGAATGTTATCAAAGAAAAAATATTTGGTTACATAATAATGATATTATATTTGATGGTTTTGAAAATAAAAAAAACGCTATCAATTATTGTAATATATTTAAATATAATATAAAAAATTTATAAATAAAAACAAAGTGGAGCAGCATACTATAAACTGCATTAACAACTAAAACAAACAAAAACAAATATTATGGAAAACGCAGTGCAATTTATTAAAGATTTTGGTTTAGATGATGATTGGAGAGATTTAAAAGTAGGTGATTTAGTAAAATCAGATATTCCTAATTTAATAATTACAAATTTTGATATGGCTATTAGAATGGTTAGAGCATCAGGTAAAACTAATATTCAGTTACGCCAAGATAATAAACTAACTGGCGGAACAATGGAATGGGATAATTTTTAAAAACAAACAAAATGAAACAAAATTTAAAAGACATCGTAGCAGCATTACTATTCGTATTTACGTTTGGAATGATTTATTTAACATTAACAAATTTATTATAATGAAAGACTTATTAGATTACAACAGATTTAGAATTGAAGTTATGCAAAAACATATTTGCGAACTTGAAGGAAAACTAACAAAACTACAAAGTTTTTGTTTTGAAGTACTGGATGAAGATTGTCCAAAGGAATACAAGACATTAGTAAAAAAAGAAATTTATAATTTAACAGAAAACTAAAATGGAACAAACATTAAATCAAAAACTGTCTTTAATTCAAAAAGAATTTAAAGCAAACAAATCAAAATTTAACTCTTTTGGTAAATATAACTTTAGAAGTGCTGAAGATATATTAGAAGCATTAAAACCTTTTAACGAAAAGTACCAAGTAAGTTTTATTATTACAGAATCAATAATTCAATTATATTCAGAAACAACAACAGTTCCAATGATGGAATCTAAAGCTACGATTTTAGATAACAATGGAATTAATGAAATATCTGCTACAGCTATTATAGGAGTTGATTTAAACCAGAAAGGAATGCAAGTTCCGCAGCAATTTGGTTCTGCTTCTTCTTATGGAAAGAAATACGCATTAGGTAACTTATTACTTATAGACGATACACAAGATGCAGACGCATCAAATAAGCACGAAAAGACTTCATCTAAAGAAGAATTAAAATGGTTAAATAAAAATACACCAGAATTTAAAAAAGCTATTGAATATTTAAAAAATGGTGGTAATATTGCAACTATTGAAGGTAAGTATAAAATGACTAAAGAAGTCAAAGACGAATTATTAGGATAAACTGAATAGCCGACAGCAGTAAAATAAGGTAGGCAATAAATAAAAACAATAATATGAGTGCATTAATTAATTTTAGTTTAAGAATTGACAAATTACCAAAAGAAAAATTTGTAATTGGTAAAGATGGAGCAGTTACATACTATGGAACTATGTCTATTAACGATGAAACAAATCAGTTTGGACAAAATGCTGCAATTACAGATTCTCAAACAAAAGAAGAAAGAGAAGCAAAGAAACCTAAAACTTATTTAGGAAATGGAAAAGTAGTATGGAGTGATGGTAAAATTACAAATGCTACAAAGACTGATAAAGTTGCTGAATTAGTAGAATCAGATTTACCATTTTAAATTAATCAGGGAGTGTAAAAGCTCCCTTTTTTAAACAAAACAAATGACAATAGACAAAGACGAACACAGACTTATAATGCAAGTTTTGATAGAAGAAGCTACTATCAATCCTTTAGAAAAAATAGATTATCCAACACCAGCTATTTCATTTGGTTATAAAACATACGATACTAAAGATGGATTAATAGACTATCCAATTCCAATAGGAACTTATGGTAACTTTAGTTTTGTTCAAGCACCACCAAAGTCAAAGAAAACATTTTTTATTAGTTTACTTTCAGCAGTTTATTTGAATGGAGAATTAAACGGAATTAGTGGTGATTTAAAAGGAAATAGAGATAACAAACATTTAGTACATTTTGATACTGAACAGGGTAACTTTCACGCACAAATGGTTTTTAAAAGACCAATTGAAATGACTGGAACTATTACAGATAAATATCATACATTAGCTTTAAGACAATATTCTGCAAAAGATAGAGTTGATTTAATAGAGTTTTATTTGTACGATACATTAGATAAAAAAGACATTGGATTAGTAATTATTGATGGTATTGCTGATTTATGTAGTGATGTAAACAATATAGAAGAATCTAATTTAGTTGTTCAGAAGTTAATGAAATGGACAAAAGAATTAAACTGCCATATAATAACTGTTATTCACTCTAATTTTGGAACAGATAAACCAACAGGACATTTAGGTTCAGCATTAGAAAAGAAAGCAGAAACACAAATTCAATTAGAATTAAACACAGTAAACAAAGATTTAGTAACCGTAAGTTGTAAACGTTCCAGAAATGCAGGATTTGAAAACTTTAGTTTTAAAGTAAATAAATCAGGATTGCCACAAGTTGAAGGAGATTTTTACGATGTAATGAAAGGAATATTTTAATGGAAACAACAATTAAGAATCACATAGAAGAATTACAGCTATCTGCTGAAAGAATGTTATTATTGAACTCGGATAATAAAGTGTTAATAAGTTATTTCAAAGACTTAAAAGAAAAGTTGTTATATTTGAAAGAATTAAGTATGATAGAAACAAAGTTCAATTGGAATGAAGTAGAAAACATTATGGATTTACTTAAAAATCAAGATGAACAATTATCACATATTAATTTAGAGTTTCAAATAAGAGAAAAACAACAAAAGCATTACGCTTTTTTAAAAATTAAAAGATGATACTAATTTCATTTGTACTATTTACTATTTATTTCTTAATGCAATTAATGGCTAAATACGATGGAGAAGTAATTATAGCACCAATAAAAGGTTTAATGCTTGGTGCTTTATATAATGATGATATAGAAGAAGAAGAAACAGAACATACAATTCAAATAGTGCTTTTAATTATATCAATAACGTTTATATGGGTAACTCAAAATGAAAAAATGTAGTACTTGCAAAATAGAAAAAGATTTTATTGAATTTAGTAAGAATAAAACAAGAAAAGATGGTTTTCAAAATACTTGTATTTATTGTAATAAAATTTATATAAATAATAATAAAGAAAAAATAAAAGAAAATAAAAGCATTTATTATAATAAAAATAGAGAAAGTTTTTTGTTAAAGAAAAAAGAATATGGTTTAAATAATAAAGAAAAAATTAAAGAAAAACAAAAAGAATATTGTAAAAAAAATAGAGAAAAAATAAATAATTATTATAGAGTTTATACAAAAAATAGAAAAGAAAATGATAAGTTATTTAAATTAAGTTGCAATTTAAGAACATTAATAGGTATGTCAATTAAAGGAAAAGGATATACAAAAAAATCTAAAACTAATGAAATATTAGGTTGTTCATTTAAAGAATTTAAACAACATTTAGAATTACAATTTACTGAAGGAATGACTTGGAATAATGCTGGTAAATGGCATTTAGACCATATATATCCTGTATCTCTTTCTAAAGATGAAAATGAATTAATAAAATTAAATCATTATACAAATTTTCAACCTTTATGGGCAGAAGATAATATTAGAAAAGGAAATAAAATAATTTAAATATATGGATAATTCTTGGTTAGCAAAAGTAGCAGAACACCATAAGGAATGGATTAAAATAATTCACTCTTTTGGAGAATTTGAAGTAGCAGAGGATATAGTACAAGAATCTTATATAGCTTTATGGAAATATGCAGATGCTGATAAAATTATAGATTCAACTGGAAACGTAAGAAAAGGATATGTTTATTTTACTTTAAGAAGTTTATATTTTCAGTTCTATAACAAGAAAATGAAAGTAAATAAAGTTGGAATAGATGACCAATGGAACTTATTTGATGATTCTAATATAGAAGAACACAAAGCGTATAACGATATATGTTTAATGATAGATAAAGAACTTGAAAATTGGAGTTGGTATGACAGAAAACTATTTAAACTTTATAGAGATTCAGATATGTCTATGAGAGATATAGCAAAAGAAACAAACATCAGTTTGATTTCAATTTTTCACTCAATTAAAAACTATAAAGAAATACTTAAAAACAAGTTTCAGAAGGATTATACTGATTATATAGAAAACGATTACAATAACATTTATTAATTAAAATTATGGCTAAAAAGAAAGCACAAGGATTAGGAGACACTATTGAACAAATTACTACAGTTACAGGAATTAAAGGTATTGTAGATACTTTTAGTGAAATAACAGGTATTGATTGTGGATGCGATGAACGTAAATCAAAGTTAAATAAATTATTTTCTTATAATTCAAACATTAATTGTTTAAATGAAAAAGACTATAACGCTTTAACAAAGTATTTATCTGCAAGTCAAACTACATTAACTGCAATAGAACAACAAGAAGTATCAGACATCTATTTTAACGTATTTAACTATAGATTACAGATAAGTTCTTGTGCAAGTTGTTGGAAAGGTAAGATTGATGAATTAAGAAAAGTTTACAACGAATATAAAATTAATGATTAATTGGAAAGAAGAAGATTTATTTAATTGGCTAAAGGAAAATATATATCCTGATTTAGTCAAAGCAAAGAATCAAATGTCAAGGTGGGATTGCTACAGTCCCACTACAGGACATAGATTGGAACTAAAATGTAGAAAAGCACATTATCCTACATTATTATTAGAAAAGAAGAAATACGATGCAATGAAACAAGAATGTGAAAAGCATTTAGACACGCCAATGTATTATAATTCTACTCCTAAAGGAATTTATAGTTTTAATCTTAATCTTATTATTCCTGAATGGGAAATAAACGATAAGAATCCAGCAACAACACATTTTTATAATACACAAAGAATAGAAAAAGAAGTAGCATATTTAGAAATAACAAAAGCAAAACAATGGAAAACAATGTAATACAATTAGAATACCTAAAATCAGTCTTATTAAGTCAATTACTTTTAGAAGCAAATGAAAGTTTATTTTTTACAAAACAATACAAGCAGCAAATTAAACACAAAGTAAATAGTTTAAATAAAGACTTGGAAGAAATTGTAAGAGATGAATACAAAATTATCTACAATACAGATGCAGAAACAACAACTAATATATTAAGAAGTATAGAAGATATTATAAGCAAACTTCAAACTTCATCTATTGACGAATTAGTAATGATAAATGCAGTTATAGATAAATACAAAGAAAATAAAGAATGGTTCGTTAAACACGCTGAAACAGAGTTTTTAAGACTTGAGTAATGGCAAAGAAACAATCAATTCAATATTTACCTTCAGATGAAGAAAGTAAAGCAATGAAGATTTGTTTGGATAATGATTTAGCTTATTATATACAATTAGCAAAAGATAAAAAGTTTTGGATAATAAAGTATAGACCTTCAAACTATAAAGTAATAAATTATTTACCAATAGATAAAATGCAAGAAGCTACTCCAGCAAACAGACAAAAGTTTACAGAATACGAAGGAATTAAAAAAGTAATGGAATTATACAAAGAACACTCAAAAAGATTTTAATGGAAGATACAGTAGTAAAAGCAATAGTAAACAAATTTAAACAACGTTCTAACGTAGGAATAAAGAAATATGGAGTTACATTAGATAGAGAAGATTTAACTACAGCAGAATGGATAGAACACGCAATAGAAGAAACGATGGATTTAACATTGTATTTAGAAAAACTTAAACGAAAAATATATTTAATAGAAAATGGCAAAGAGTAAACAATCACCACTGCAGAGAATAAACAGGATAATGGATTTCTTATGGAAACGAGGAAACAATAAAGAATCAGTTAATGAAGTTTATAGAAAGATTATAATTGAAAAGCTATCTCAAAAGAGGTAGTTTTTTTTTATGTGTTAATTTTATGTTAAAATGTATTTTGTATTAATAACTTGTTTATATTTGTATAACAATTAAAAACAATATGAAAAAGAAACAATCAGAAAAACGAGAAACAATCTGGGAATACCAATACAGATTAAAACAAGAAGCAAAAACATTATTAATTAAAATCAAACAAGATGAACAAAACAGAAATTCTAATTAAATTAGAAAACATTATTTGGTTAATGAATGAAATAGAAAATACTTATGTTAGAAATGAACTTCAATTAGTAGCAGATGCTTTAGCAAAAGAATGGCAAGAATCAGATACTTATTATGAAGAAATCAAACAAATATTAAATTACGATGAAACAATGGAAAACTTAAACAATATACAAATATGGAAGAAATAAAAGAAAGAGCATACATTAAAGTAAGATGTAAAATAAATGCTTTAAACAGAGAAGAACAAGATTTAATCTATCAAATAACAACAGGTAAAACTGATTTAGAAGAAGATATTTTATATAGAATGATTGACGCTACTAATAGAGAAATGAAAGTATGGGAATATATGCTAACTTTAATAAGAAACGATGATAGTATTATTTGATGCAGACAGTTTGATATTTTCAAGCTGCTACAAGAAAAGAGAAACAATAGAAGATGATGGATTTCATTATAATTTAGAAGATGCAACTAATAAATTTGATGAAGTATTTATGTCTATTATAAATCATTTAGAAGATATTTATGAAATAAATGAAGTAAAAACATTTTCAGGTTCAAAAGGAAACTTTAGAAAGTATATAACACCAAAATATAAAGCAAACAGAGATTACAATAATCTTCCACCATTGTTAAATGAGATGCACGAATACGTTAAAGAACAATATAATTCTATTTGGGGTTATGGATGCGAAACAGACGATGTTGTAGCTAAATACTGGAAAACTATATCAGATGAAATAGGAAGGAATAACGTTATAATAGTAAGCATAGATAAAGACTATAAACAATTTCCTTGCTTGATGTATAACTATCATATTAAACATAAATGTGTTTATGATATATCAGAAGAAGAAGCAAGATATAATTTCTATGAACAAATGATTATTGGAGATACTGCTGATAATGTAAACTATTGTAAAGGATATGGAAAGAAGTTTGCAGAAAAGTATTTAGTTGATTGCAAAAGTAATTATCAATATACAAAAAAGATATATGAACTATTTAAAGAAATACACAAAGGAAAAGCAAAGCAAAGATATATTGAATGTTGGAACTTATTAAAACTAAAAACTGAATGAATGATAAAGCAATAGACCATTATAATCTTACTTTATACGAAATAGAAAGAGGAACAACATTAACACAAGTAAGAAACATATTAAAACACTATGAAGATTTAGAACTATATGAAGAATGTCAAGGAATAAATTTAGCATTACAAATAATAAGTTTTAACGTACTAACAGATTTAAGTAAAAATAACAAACAAAAAATAAAACTAAAATGGAAATAACAGAAAGATTAAAAGAAATAATACAATTAGAAACAGATACAAACATAGATGTAAGAACACGCAAAAGAGAAGTAGTAGAAGCAAGAAGTTTATACTGTTCAATACTAAAACAATTAAAACCTAATAAGACATTAAACAAAATAGGAGAAGAATTAAATTTAGACCACGCAACAGTAATACACTCTTTAAAAATGTATAACGTATACGAGAAATCAAATCCAGAACTAAAGAAGATTAGAAACAAAGTATTAAGTAACTTCATCCAAGTAAATGTTTTAGAAGAAACACAAGAAGAAAACGAATTATACAATTTAAGATTTGAAGTATTAAAACTAACTAAAGAACTAAAAGAAATAAAAGAAACACCACAATACGAAAACAAAACAATAGATAAACTAAATAAACTAATGGAACAATATGAAGGAACAGAACAACAACAAATAATAACAGATAGATTAGAAGCATTTCATAGAATGAATAACAACATAAAATTATAACTATGCCAGATATAACAATGTGCAATGGTAACAATTGCGAATTAAGTTCAACTTGTTACAGATATAAAGCAGAACCAAGTAAGTATAGACAATCATATTTTTGTAAAGAACCAAATGATGGATTAGAATGTGATTACTATTGGGAATTAGAATGTGAATATTGTCACTTAAAAAAAGGAGTACATAAAATAAGTTGTCCAACAAATTACAAATAAATTATGACACACAAAGAAAGAGCAACAATACTATTTAATAAATATTCAAAAGAATATAATAGATTCATAGTAGCAGGATATATAAAACAAGAAATAGAAGGATGGAAAGAAATATCAATTGAACTTGGAATGTTATATCAATCAAGAGAAAGAGCAAAGAACTATATGAGATTAAAAAAAGGATATAAAGAATAAGATATGAAAGCAATATTAGAATTTAATCTACCAGAAGATAATACAGAATATTTAGCAACAGTTAAAGCATTAGATATGGCTAACTTTATATTTGAATTAGTTTATAATACAAAGAAAGGATTAATCAATACATTAGAAGTAAACGATGGAGAACAAGATGGAATAGAAATAGTATTTGAAAGAATTCACGAACTATTAGAATATCATAATATAACTATTGATGAATTATTATAAATGAAATATCTATTAATATTATTATTGTATGAATTTATAAGACCAAAGATAATTTGGTTTTGGTATTACTTAATTAGTAAGTCTGATAAACAATAAACAAAAATGTTTATTTTTAAATCAATAATAATTACTTATTTGATATGGAAGATAAAAGAAAATATAATGGTGGAAATAAAAATGCTGGAAGAAAACCTAAAGTAGAAGAAGAAAAAGTAAATAACATATTCTTAAAAGCATTAGGAGAACTTTATAATAAAGATACAGAAGAAGAAACAAAGATAGCATTTGTTAAAAATACTTTAATGGATTCACAAAGAGGTCAGTTATTTATAGCTGAACATATATTTGGTAAACCAAAAGATATTATTGAAACAACGCATAATCTAAATGATTTTAATATAAAAGACATATTTAAAGTTGGGAATATTAATCAATCCGAAATTTAACCTATTAGGTTCTGAAAGTAGATACTTTGTAATAACAGGTGGAAGAGGTTCAGGGAAATCATATTCTTTGAACTCTTTTCTACTTACTTTAACTTATGAAGTAGGACACGTTATTTTATTTACTCGTTATACTTTAACATCTGCAAACGTTTCTATTATTCCTGAATTTATAGATAAAATTGAAACAGCTAATTTAAGCCACGATTTTTATATAACTAAAGATGAAATAGTAAATCTTAAAACAGGTTCTAAAATACTCTTTAAAGGTATTAAAACAAGTAGTGGAACACAAACAGCAAACTTAAAATCTTTAGCTGGGGTTACTACTTGGGTATTAGATGAAGCAGAAGAATTAACAGATGAAGAAACATTTGAAAAGATAGATTTTAGTATAAGAACAAAAGGAATTCACAATAGAGTTTTATTAGTTTTAAATCCTGCAACAAAAGAACATTTTATATATAAGAAATTCTTTGAAGATAAAGGAGTACAAGATGGAAGCAATTTAATAAAAGGAGATACTACATATATTCATACAACATATTTAGATAATATAGATAATCTTTCTGATTCATTTATAAATCAAATAGAGAATATAAAATTACGTAGACCTGAAAAGTATAAACATCAAATATTAGGTGGATGGTTAGATAAAGCAGAAGGAGTTATATTTACTAACTGGACAATAGGAGAATACAAACAAGTGGGTAAAAGTATCTTTGGACAAGATTACGGATTTGCAGCAGATGCTTCAACGTTAGTAGAATGTAATATAGATACTGCTAATAAAAGAATTTATATTAATGAAAGGTTTTATCTTCACGGATTAACTACTTCTCAATTATACAATCTAAATAGACAACACGCTAATGATTGTTTAATAGTTGCTGATTCAGCAGAACCAAGATTGATTAGCGAATTATCTACATTAGGTTTAAATATAGTTCCAGCAATTAAAGGAGCAGATTCTGTTACTTATGGTATTAGTGTATTACAAGATTATGATTTAATAGTATCACCTGAATCAATTAATCTTATTAAAGAATTAAATAACTATTGTTGGTTAGAAAAGAAGTCAAAAACTCCAATTGATGCCCACAATCATATTTTAGACCCATTAAGATATTGCGTTACATATCAATTAGGCAATGCAAACAAAGGAAACTATTTTATATACTAATGACAATATATTGTTATTTTAGATATAAATTATAGATTTAAAAATAGAAATTACTACAAAATAACATTATAATATTATTTTACTATGACATACGGACAAATGATTGCAGCAATACAATGTTACATACATCACAAAAAGAATGTAGAAGTACAGATTAACCTACCAAGAAACATAGGAGAAATTAAAAAGATGCAGCAAATGTATTTAATAGCTTCTGCTTATTTGAATAGTTAAATATTTGTTAATTGTATTTTATTTAAAACATAAGTATTATATTTGCTTATAATTTAAAACAAAAAACATTATGAGAACATTTGAAGTTTACGGATGGTATAGATATGCAGACAATGAAAAAGATTATGTATATGAATCAATTGAAGCTGAATATGAACAGCAATCAATAGCATTATTTCTTTCATTACATAACGATAGAAACTTTTTTGCAATAGATGTTAAAGAAATAGAATAAAGATAGCAGTTGCTTGATTCAGGTAGTACAGCAACAATCATTGGAGTATCTGATAACTCACGAATGAAGGTGCAAGATAAGAATGTACTTGCAATAGTATATTACCAATAGCAAATATATACTCAAATTAGACTTACAGAAATGTAGGTCTTTTTTTGTTTTAATACGTTTAATACAATTATAACTTTATTTTATTATTAATAAAAAATTTGTATGAAGTTAGAGATTCAAATACCAACTGAATTAAACGAAATTAAATTAGTTCAATATCAAAAGTTTTTATCTATTGCTAAAGATAATCCTGAAGGAGAATTTTTACAACAAAAGATGGTACAGTTATTTTGTGGTATAGACTTAAAAGATGTAGCACAAATTAAATATTCTGAAGTAAATGAAATCACTAATAGACTTGGTGCAATGTTTTCTAAAGAACATAAATTAGTTCAAAGATTTACATTAGGTGGTGTTGAGTTCGGTTTTATTCCGAACCTGGAAGAAATATCATTTGGAGAATATGTAGACCTTGATACATACATCGGTGATTGGGATAATATGCATAAAGCAATGGCGGTACTTTATAGACCTATTAATCAAAAGTTTAAACATACTTATTCAATAGAAGAATACAAAGGAAGTATAACATATAGCGATGTAATGAAACACGCACCTTTAGATGTAGTTTTAGGTGCTACGGTTTTTTTTTACAATTTAGGCAACGAATTGTTGAAGTCTACTCTGAATTATTTGGAGAACAATCAGGAGATTCAGACTATTCTAAATCAGCACAATTTGGAAAAAGGTGGGGATGGTATTCAAGCATCTATGCTCTTAGTCAAGGAAACGTTAGAGAATTTGATACCACAACAAAATTACCCTTACATCAATGTTTAACGTATTTAACATTTGAGAAACAAAAGAATGAATTAGAAATGGATATGATAAAAAGAAAATAATGAAAGGATATTATAACGTTACAACAGCAATTAAAGACCAATTAGAATTAGATGTATTTGTAAACACAGTTACATTAGGTGATATATTTAAAGTTGATTTAAACAAACAAACTATATTCCCATTGTCACATATAATGGTAAACAACGCTACCTATTTAGGTAACATTTGGCAATTTAATCTATCAGTTTTATGTATGGATATTGTAGATGAATCTAAAGAAGAAACTATTGATATATTTGTAGGTAATGATAATGAACAAGATGTTTTAAATACACAATTAGCAGTTATCAATAGAGTTTTAGAAATAGTTAGACGAGGTGATATGTACGACAATGGTTATCAATTAACAGGAAGTCCTTCAGTTGAACCATTTATAGATAGATTTGAAAACAAAATAGCAGGTTGGACAGTTACATTTGATATTCAAGTAGCTAATGAAATGACTATTTGTTAATGAATAAAACAAATACATATAAAAGTTTACAAGACTTTAGAGACTATGTAGTTAAAAAAGCTAAATATAATCTTGTTGCAAAGAATTCATCAGGTAATTTATCAAAAGAATTAGATAAATCTTATGTTAAAGTTACAAAGAATGGCTTTGAAATGGCTTTTACAATGCCAGTTTACGGAATGTTTCAAGACAAAGGGGTATCTGGAAAGAAAACAGTTTACGCTACTCCGTATTCGTTTAAAAACAAAATGCCACCAACAAAAGCATTAGATAAATGGGTAGTTAAAAAAGGAATAGCACCAAGAGGAAAAGACGGAAAGTTTCTATCAAGAGAAGGATTAAAATTTGCTATTGCAAGAAAGATATTTCTATACGGAATTAAGCCAAGTTTATTTTTTACAAAACCTTTTAACGAAGGATATGATAAATATATAAACCAAGAATTAGAAAAGTCTTTCGCATTAGATGTAGAAGAATTATTAAAATATACACTAAAAGATATAAAATGAATTTAATATTTGTAAGAAGTCCTTATATGATTTCAGTAGATGAAACAGGACAAACAGGGGCAAAAGTAAAATTATATATTTGGAATAATGATATGACAGAACCAACTGAACCAACATATACATTATCAAAAGATATTCCTTCTACAACACAATTAGAATTAAGTTTTAATATATCAAATTACGTTAGAGAATACATAGATAATATTATTCCTATTTCTGAACGAAGTGCAATTGACCAAGAAAGTTATAAAATGCTTACTAATGTAAAAGTAAAAAGATATAAAACAATATCTGGAGTTGATACTTTATTAGATACTACGAGTTATATCGCTTCAAATGGATTTACTAAATATGAAGATGGATTAAATTATGAATCAAATTTAGGAGTTATCGCTTTGGCTGATGAGTCAAAAGTAATCTATTACGATAGGTCAAAACCATATCCCTATATTAATTTATTATTTGATAATAATTCAGATACTGAAAGCATAAAAGTAAAGTATACACCACTAACTGGAGCGATTGTGAGCTATGATTTTGACACGATTGGATTATTTAACTATACAATTCCGATTACTTTGGATTTGGCACGATTTGATGATAATAGTCTATTGACAATTATAGATAATAACACAAGTTTAAAGCTATTTACGTTTACAGTTAAGCCAATATGCGAACCTAAATACACTCCAGTTGTTTGTTCTTATATTAATCGTAAAGGTGGATGGCAGTTTTTAACGTTCTTTAAAGCACAAACTAATACTATTAATACAAAAGGTTCAACTTATAGAATGATGCCTTCAGCGTCTAATTATAATCCATCACAAGCACAAACAAAATCATTTAATATAAACGGACAACAAAGTATAAAATTAAATACAGGTTGGGTTGATGAAAACTATTCTGATTTGATAACTGATTTATTATTATCAGAAACTATTTTATTAGATGGAAAACCTGTTGAATTAAAAACTACAAGTACAGACTTAAAAACAAGTTTAAAAGATAAAATGATTAATTACGAAATAGAATTTGATTGTGCTTTTAACCTTATAAACGATGTAGTATAATGAATGTAGTTGCATTATATATAATTGACGATTCAGTTTCTAAAAGGATTGAATTATTTAATGATGAAAAAATATCGGTAACTTCTTCTATTCAAAACGCAAATGATATAGGGAAAGTATTTACGGATTATTCTCAATCGTTTACTATTCCAGCTTCTAAAAATAACAATAAAATTTTCAAACATTGGTATGAAAGTGAAGTAGATAATTCATTTGAACACGGAAAAAGATACGATGGTTATATTGAAATAAATACAGTTACATTTAAGAAAGGAAATTTTCAATTAGAAAAAGCCAATCGCAAGAACGGAATGATTGAAAGTTATACTATTACTTTTTACGGAAATTTAACACAATTAAAAGACCTATTCAAAGATGACAAATTAAACACTTTAGATTATAGTAGTTTAAACCATACTTACAATTCAACACAAGTTAGAAATAGAATTATATCTTCAACAAGTTTGCCTGTAATGTATCCATTGTTAGGAAGCGCTAAAAAATTTGAATACAAAACAGGTAATACTTTAGAAGATATTACATTAACTACTGGAGCAGTCAAATGGAATGAATTATTTCCTGCTATAAAATTAACAGATATAATTACATTTATACAGAATAAATACGGAATAACTTTTACAGGTAGCTTTTTAGATTTATTGCAATGGACAAAATTAAGATTATATTGTAAAAATGCAGAAAAATTAGAAGTATATACTGCTCCATTAAAAATAAATTTTAATACAGCAGATGCTGATTTAATAAGTAATGGTGAGGTTAGTTTAACTGATGATTGGATAAAAACAAAATGGAATACTTATCCAGCTTATTTAACAAATGCTACAAGTATAAAGTTACCTATTAGAATTACTCCTACAGTTTCTACAGTTAAATATAAATTATTTGTTTATGATACTATAAATGGAGTTAAAAAACTTTATAATACTTATTCAGATTTAATAGGTACTCAAACTATTTATTTTTATGAAGGAATTTATGCTGATGACCATCAAGTACATCAATTTGATTTTTATATTTCAAGTGAATCAGCTATGACTTTTACAAGTTATGTAGATAGAGATTATAGAACGGGAAACTTCTATAATCATAAAACAATGTATCAAAGCACATCACAGACAACTGTTTCAAATATTCCAATAAAAGATTTTGTTCCTGATATTACTGTTTCTGATTTTATTACTGGGTTAATTAAGATGTTTAATTTAATGATTGTACCAACATCAAAAACTTCATTTGAATTAATACCATTAGAATTATATTATCAAGCTGGAAACGTAAACGATGTGACAAAATATATTCGTTCAGAAGAAGCAGATATAGAAAGACCTAAACTATTTAAGTCAATTAATTTTCAATACGAAAAATCTAGTAATATTTTAAACAATGCTTTTTATACTATTAACAATTTAGAGTATGGTGATTTAGTTTTAAATAATGATAATACAAATGAGAATCAAAGTTATGAAATTAAACTTCCTTTTGAAAACGTATTATTTGAAAAAACAAAACTATATAATTTTGAAACGGCAACTTTTATAGATAAAGATTTGAAACCATATACGCCAAAACCTGTTTTTATTTATGAAAATGGATTACAATCAGTTTCAAGTTATCCAATTTATTTAACTACAGAAACTACTCCAGCTACAATGAGTAACTATAATAGATTCTCAAACGAATATAATTCAGTTCCTACTGATTTTAATTATTTAATCAGTTCTAACTTTGGAGAATATCAATCACCTTGGTATAACGTAAATGCAAGTAGAGGTTTATATTACAGACACTATAAAAACTATATAGCAAATCTATACAATCCTAAAACGAGAATAGTAAAAGTTAAAGCAGTTATTCCTGATATGGTTTTATCTACTTTGAAATTAAACGATAGACTTATAATAAGAGATAAAAGATATATTATAAATCAATTCACATCTGATTTAACTACAGGAGAAACAGACTTCGAATTAATAAATGATTATAGAGGTGCAGATGCAGCTTCAACTGTTGGTTATAAATTCAGTTCATCCGATGCTATTATGGTAGATAATACCGCAAAAAGTGTAGACTATGTTATCTATTTAAACGAGTACGATAGCTTTGATATTTTACCTGATACAGGAAACGTATTTGTAAGATGGTCAGATTCTACAGATAATATAGCAGACACAAATCTATTAGTTACAGTTGATGCAAACGCTACAGGATTAGATAGAAATGAAACGATAGGAATAGAATATTTTAAAAACGGAGTATCAGTATTAACAACTTATTTAAACGTACTACAATATGCTTAAACACATTTTAGATATGTTAGCTTTAGACGCTCATTATAATCAAAGCGAAACAATAGAAATCGCAAAGGGAAAATATCAATTAGTAACTACTTGGAAGCAAGGATTTAAAAAAATAAAAAGAGAATGGAAAATAAAGTAGTTAATTTAGAAGTACAAAGTAATTTAGATGCTACTGAAAAAAGTGTAGGCAGTTTAAAAAGCCAATTAAGACAAGCACAAAATGAAGTAAATGTTTTATCCGAAAAGTTTGGAGCAACTTCCAGAGAAGCTGTAAATGCAGCCAAAAAAGCAGGAGAGTTAAAAGATAGAATAGGAGATGCAAAAGCATTAACAGATGCATTTAATCCTGATGCTAAATTCAAAGCATTAACTGCTTCATTAAGTGGAGTTGCAGGTGGTTTCGCTGCCTATCAAGGTGCGTTAGGATTAGCTGGAATAGAAAGTGAGGAATTAGAAAAGCAACTTCTAAAAGTTCAGTCTGCAATGGCTATTTCACAAGGGTTACAATCTGTTGGGGAAAGTATAGATTCATTTAAGCAATTAGGAGCAGTATTAAAAAATACTACTGTTTTGCAACGTGTTTTAACTGTGGCAACTTCAGCATATGTATATGTTACAGAAGCTGCAAGTATAGGAATGAAGATTTTTAGAGCTGCTTTATTAGGTACTGGAATAGGTGCTATTATAGTTGGATTAGGTTTGCTAATTTCAAACTTTGACAAGGTTAAAAATGCAGTAATGAATGTTATTCCTGGACTTAAATCTGTTGGTGATTTCTTTGGCTCAATAGTAAATGCAGTTACTGATTTTGTAGGTGCTACTTCAGATGCTACAAGAGCATTAGACAAATTAAAAGAAGATGCTGATAACACGTTAAAAGTCAATAAGAAATTTATGACTGAACACGGTGACCAATTAGACGAATATACTAAAAGAAAAATAGAAGCAAAAAATGCCTATGCAGAAGCATTAAAAGAAGATGGTGCAAATCAAATAGAATTAGCTAAAAGATTAAATAGAGAATTAGCTAAAGCAGATGCAGATAGACAAGCAGAAAAAGATAAGAAAGCAAAAGAAATAAAAGACAAAGAAAAAGTTGATTCTGATAAAATAGAAAAAGAACGTCTTGATAAATTAGCAAAACAAAAAGAAACTTCTACAAAAGAAGCAGAAGATTTCTTTGCAAATGCAAAAGAAAAATCTGATAAAGCAGAAGCTGAATTAAAATTACAAAGAGAAGGACAATTAGAAGCATTAAATGAATACACTAATAAAACTACTCAAATAGAAGACAAAGCAGCAGAAGATAAAATTTTAATAGAACAAAGAATAGCAGACCAAAAAAAATTATTACAAAATCAACAATTAGATACTATTTCGGCAGGTATTGGATTATTAGCAAGTTTAGCAGGTAAAAATAAAACATTACAAAAAGCTGCCATTATAGCTGAATCTGCTATGGGCATTGCTCGTTCAATAATTGCTACTAATGCATCAAATGTAACTACAACTGCTGAAGGTGCTGCTTTAGCTATACCAACTGCTGGTGCTTCTGTAGCTGCAGCCGCCGCACTTGTTACTACAAATAATATTATGGCAGGAATTGGAATTGCTTCTAATATAGCAGCAACTTCAAAAGCTTTATCTGCTTTAGGTGGTGGCGGTACTCCTTCAGGTGGTTCAATAGGAAATGCTCCAAATGGTGGTGGAAGTGCAGCACCACAATTTAACGTAGTAGGTAATTCAGGAGCAAATCAATTAGCACAAACGTTAGGCAGAGAACAACCTCCTATTAAAGCCTATGTTACTGCTTCCGATGTTTCTACAGGGCAATCTTTAAATAGAAATATTGTTACAAACGCAAGTTTGGGATAAACAAATTATTAAATAATTTATTATAAAAATATAAATAAAAAATATGAAAAATTTAGAAACGATAGAATTATTTATTGATGAAACTGCTGACAACGATGGAATAGAAGCATTAAGTTTAGTAAAGTTTCCTGCTACAGAAGAAAATTGGGTTGCTTTAAATAATCATAGAATAGAATTTAAATCTATTGATGATGAAAAAAGAATCATTATAGGTTTAGCTTTAGTACCTGATAAATTGATTTACAGAAGAAATGGAGATTATGAATACAACATTAAATTCTCAAAAGAAACTGTAAAAAAAGCAGGTCAATTATATTTAAAAAAACTAAATAACAATAACGCTACATTAGAACATAAAACAGAAGTAGATGGTGTTTCAGTTGTTGAATCTTGGATAGTAGAAAATCCTAAAATGGATAAATCTGCTATTTATAATTTAAACGCTGCAGAAGGTTCTTGGGCTGTTATTATGAGTATTGAAAATGATAAAGTTTGGCAAGAAATTAAAGATGGTACTTATTTAGGAATAAGTGTTGAAGGATATTTTAGTGATGAACAAAAGTTATCGAATCAAAATAAAGAATTAGAATTAATAGAAAAAATAAAATCAATAATAACTAATGCTGAAATTAATAAATAAAATTATGGGAAATAAAACAAGTTCACCAAAAGGTGGTAAAAGAGGATGTTTATGTAAAGATGGTACTTATGATTCTAAATGTTGCGAAGGAGAATTATCAGAACAAGGAATCGGTGCTACAGTAGGACAACAAACAAGTACGGTTGCAAACACAAATGAGCCAAGAGTTTTAGTGCGTTCTAACGGGTAATTTATAACAAAATTAAATAATAATAATTAATATAAAAAATAAAATTATGACAACTGAAAAAATTGTAATGAATGCTTTGTTTGGGAAAACAGAATTAACAAGTCAAAAAATAGAATTAGCTATTAATGATGATGTTAAAAAATATTATAATGATGCTATTGCAGCAAGAAAAAAAAGCTTAGATGTTTACAATAATGCTAAATCAGCAGTTGCAAGTGCTTTATCAGAATTGAAAAATTTAAAAGCAATCAATGAAAGTTCATTACCAATTTTCGCAAAATTCGAAGCGATGATTAAAGAATTAGGTATTCCAATGCCAAAAGAAATTACCGACCAAAAACAAAATATACAAGATGGTTTAAAAGGCTCTTTTGCATCTTATATTAAAGGTCTTGAATCAGCTAAACTTTAAATAAGTAAATATGAATGTAATTAATGAAATCAAAACTCTTTTGGGTATGGAAGTTAAACTTGCTCAAATGAAACTTAAAGATGGAGTTACTGTTATAGAAGCTGATGCTTTTGAAACAGATAACGCTGTTTTTATTGTTAATGGCGAGGAGAAAATTCCTGTACCAGTTGGAGAATACGAATTAGAAGATGGTATGATTTTAGTTGTAACCGTTGAAGGTGTTATTGCTGAAATTAAAGAACCTGTTGCTGAAGAAGAAGCTCCTGAAGCTGAAATTGAAGTAGAAGTTGAAGCACAAGCTGAAGTTGCTACTCCTAAAAGAATTGTAGAATCAGTTTCTAAAGAAATGTTCTTTGCTGAAATTGAAAAACTACAAGCACAAATTGCTGAATTAAAATCAGTAAAACAAGAATTAAGTTCAGAAGTTGTTGTTGAACCATTAACACACTCTCCTGAAGTTAAAAACGAAGTTAAACTAAATAAAATATCAACTAATCGCCAAATGACTACACAAGACATAGTTATGGCAAAACTTTTTAATTAATAAATTATGGCTACTACTACAAGTATTACAACTACCTATGCTGGAGAATTTGCTGGAAAGTACATCTCTGCTGCATTATTATCAGGTTCAACTATTGCAAATGGTGGAATCGAAGTTAAACCTAATGTAAAATACAAAGAGGTTATTAAAAGAATTGCTACAGATGCAATCGTTAAAAACGCTACTTGTGATTTTGATGCTACATCTACTGTAACATTAACTGAAAGAGTAATTACTCCTGAAGAATTCCAAGTAAATTTACAACTTTGCAAAAAAGATTTCAAATCTGATTGGGAAGCAGTTCAAATGGGATATTCTTCATTTGATAATTTACCTCCTGCATTTGCGGATTTCTTATTAGCACACGTTGTTTCTAAAATTGCTGAAAAAACAGAACAAAACATTTGGAAAGGTGTTACAGCTAATGCTGGTGAGTTTGACGGATTCTTAACTCTTGCTGCTGCTGATGCTGCTGTTCTTGATGTAGCTTCTCCTGCTTCAGGTGGTGTTACTGCTGCTAATGTAATTGCTGAACTTGGAAAAGTTGTTGATTTGATTCCTGCTTCACTTTACGGAAAAGAAGATTTATATTTATATATTTCTCAATCTGTTGCTCGTGATTATGTACGTGCTTTAGGTGGATTTGGAGCTTCTGGACTTGGTGCTAATGGTACTAACACAATGGGAACTCAATGGTTTAACAATGGTTCATTATCTTTTGATGGTGTTAAAATCTTTGTTTGCAACGGAATGACTAACGATTATATGATGGCTGCACAAAAATCTAACTTATACTTCGGAACAGGTTTATTGTCTGACCAAAATGAAGTTAAAGTAATTGATATGGCTGATATCGATGGAAGTGAAAACGTAAGAATTGTAGCTAGATTTACTGCTGCTGTTCAATACGGTGTTGGTGCTGAAATTGTTCTTTACACTCCAGCTGCATAATCATTATAAACAATAATTAAATAAGGGTAGGTAATATTGCTTACCCTTTTTTATTAACTTTAAAAACATAAACCTATGCCTTGCGATATTTCTTTAGGAAGAGCCGAACAATGTAAAAATTCAATCGGCGGATTAAGAGCAGCATACTTCATTAATTGGGGTGATGCTACAACTGTAACATATTCTGCAACTGCAGGAAGTGAAGATGTAATAACTGCTTTAGGTGGAACTCCTATCGGTTATAAATATGAATTAAAAGGAACTTCAACATTTGAACAAACTTTAACTTCATCAAGAGAAAACGGAACTACATTTGTAGACCAAAAATTAAGTTTAAGTTTTAATAAATTAACTATTGCTGACCATAAAAGTTTGAAGTTACTTTCTTACGGAAGACCTCAAGTTATTGTAGAAGATAACAATGGTAATTTCTTTTTAGCAGGTTTAACAAAAGGAATGGATTTAGTAACTGCTACTATTTCAAATGGTGCTGCAATGGCTGACAAAAGTGGATATTCTTTGGAATTTCAAGGAATGGAACCGGTAGCTGCTAACTTTGTAACAGGACCATTAACTACAGGTATTTTAGCTTCTATTGTTGAAGGTACTGTAGCATAATATTATTGTTTGTTTTTTTTAAGAAGGGTGCTATTTATTTAGCATCCTTTTTTTTGTTTTAAAACAATTTTAAGTTTAAATTATTAATATATAAAAATAGTTTATGATAATTTTAAAAGAACAAAATACAGCACAAAGCATAACTTTCATACCACGTGAAATGAATGCTACAACTATTGTTTTAAGAAATGAAACTACAAATGTTGAAACTAATATAGCTGCAGATTTTTATTTGTCAGATTATTACATAACTGCTACAACTGTTTTTAGCTTAAAAGAAAATACATTTTATAATTTAACTATAAAGAATAACAACGACATAGTTTATAAAGATAAAATATTTTGCACAAATCAAGAAGTAAAAGATTATACAGTTAATCAAAATCAATATGTAGCAAACGTTACAACAAACGAATTTAAAATATATGAGTAATATATCAATTGTAAATTTAAGTGCTTATACAAGCCCTGTAATACAAGAAAATAAAAAGAATGATTATATTGAATACGGAAGTGATAATAATTACTTTCAATATTTAATTGATAGATATTTATATAGTGCTACAAATGGTGCTATTATAACAGGAGTTGCTAATATGATTTATGGTAAAGGATTAGATGCTTTAGATTCTAATAAAAAGCCAAATGAATACGCACAAATGAAATCTATTGTAAAAGATTCTGATTTAAAGAAAATAGCTTTAGAAAGAAAACTTTTAGGAATGGCTGCAATGCAGGTTGTAATGGAAAAGAAACAAGTAAAGCAAATACTTCATTTTCCTATGCATACATTAAGAGCAGAAAAATGTAACGATAAAGGACAAATAGAAAATTGGTATTATCATCCTGATTGGACTAAAAAGAAACCAAGTGAAGAATTAAAAAAGATTCCTGCTTTTGGTTTTGGAAATGGTAACGAAGTTGAACTTTATATTTTACATCCTTATGTAAGTGGGTTTGATTATTATTCTCCAATAGATTATAGTGGTTCTTTACCTTATGCTTTGCTTGAGGAAAACATAGCAGATTATCAAATTAATGATTGTCAGAATGGTTTTAGTGGTACTAAAGTAATCAACTTCAACAACGGTATTCCTACTGAAGAAATGCGTGATAAAATGAAGCGTGATGTACTTGGTAAATTAACAGGTGCAAGAGGTGAAAAAGTTATTATTGCTTTTAATGCTAATGCAGAATCTAAAACTACTGTAGAAGATTTACCTTTAAATGATGCTCCTGCTCACTACGAATATCTATCAAAAGAATGTTTTGATAAATTAATTGTAGGACATAGAGTTACTTCTCCTATGTTATTAGGAATACGAACAGGTGATGGTGGATTAGGTAACAATGCAGACGAAATAAAGACTGCTACGTTATTATTTGACAACATAGTAATAAAACCTTACCAACTTGAAATTATAGACGCTTTAGATGAGATATTAGCTATTAATGATATTTCTTTAAAACTATATTTTAAAACTATTCAACCTTTAGAATTTGTAGATATATCAGGAATGAACGCTGAAACTACAGAAGAAGAAACCGGAGTTAAAATGTGTTCACATAATTTAGCTACAGATTCTATTGCAGATTTGTTAATTGAAAAAGGAGAAACATTAAGTGATGAATGGGTTTTAATTGATGAAACTGAAGTAGATTACGATACAGAAGATGAATTAGATTTAGAAATAAATACTTTAAATAATAAAAAGAAAAGCACATTATCTAAAATGTGGCAATTTATTACCTCAACAGGAACCGCAAGACCAAATATTAAAAGTCCAGAACAAGACAAAGTAATTGATGGAGTTCAATTTATTACAAGATATGTTTATAGTGGTGATTTAATCGGTGAACGTGAATTTTGTAGTAAAATGTTACGTTCAGATAAAGTATATCGTAAAGAAGATATTATAAATATGGAAACGCAAGTTGTTAATTCAGGATTTGGTCCTAAAGGTTCTGATTCATATTCTATATGGTTATACAAGGGCGGCGCAAGATGCAATCACAAATGGTTAAGAAGAACTTACGCTAATTTTGATGGTGTTAAAATAGACCCTACAAATCCAAATGCTAAAGCTATTAGTGCTGCAACTGCAGAAAAATATGGTTATAGAATTAGAAATGACAAAGAGGTTTCAATGAAACCAAGTGATATGCCTACAAAAGGATATACACAAGCGTATTGGGATAAAATGGGATATACAAATTAATAAGATATGGCACAAGGATTATTTATTTCAACAAACGATATAGTTAAATTCACTGTTTTAAATGGTAATTTAGACCCTGATATTTATACACAGTATATCTTTCAAGCACAGCAATTACACATACAGAATTATTTAGGAACAAAACTATATAACAAAATTAACGATGGTATTGTAGCAGGTAATTTAGCAGCACCATATACAACGCTTTTAAGCGTATATATTAAACCAATGGTAATACATTGGGCAATGGTAGAATTTTTACCTTATGCTGCTTACAAAGTATCAAATAAAGGAGTGTTTAAACATAACTCTGAAAATAGTTCAACAGTTGAAAAGAATGAAATAGATTTTTTAATTGAAAAAGAACGTGACGTAGCACAAAGCTATACAAATAGATTTATAGATTATATGAGTTTTAATCAATCTTTATTTCCTGAATATAATACGAATTCAAATGCAGATGTATATCCAGATAAAGATAGTGCGTTCACAGGTTGGGTTTTAAATTTAATAATTTTAATATCAATAATAATTTAACATAAATAAAAAAAGCGTATGCGAACAGAAATTTGGAAGCCAATAAGTGTATACAATGGCTATTACGAAGTAAGTGATTTAGGTAGAGTAAGAAGTGTAACAAGAAAAATAGAAAGGACAAATCCTTTTATTCCAACACAAAAAGCTTTATATACCTATAAAGGAAAATTAATTCCTTTTTGGATAACACCAAAAGGATATTGTAGATGTACATTAAATATTGATGGAATTAAAAAGAATCATTTAGTGCATCAATTAGTTGCAAAATCTTTTATAGATAATCCTGAAAACAAAAAACAAGTTAATCATATTAATTGTATAAAAACAGATAATAGAATTGAAAATTTAGAGTGGGTTACAAATTATGAAAATCATTTACACGCTGTAGAAAATGGATTATTACATTATCAAAAAAAAGATGGCTATAAAAGAAACATATAAACCTAAAGAGGTAAACGTAAAGAAATTAGAAATCTTTTTAAATAAATTAGAAAAGAAAAATGGCAAATAATATAGGTTGGGGTCAAGGAGCAGTAAATAATAGTATAGGATGGGGACAAGGTGCTTCATCTAATTCTATTTCTTGGGGTATATCACAAAAAGATAGTTATAGTGGTGAAACAGAAATTTATGGAATAAGAACAGATGTAGACGCATTAGCTTTTAATTCAAGAGTTACTGCAAATGGTGGAACTTTATCAACTTTAGAACAAACTGCTATTAATCAATTAGTGGTTGACTTAAAGGCTTATGGGTTGTGGAATTCTATGAAAGCTATTTATCCAATGGTTGGGGCGAGTGCTGCTGCTTGTGCGCAGAACTTAAAGAGTTCAAGTTTTACAGGAACATTTGCAGGAGGTTGGACATTTGCAAGTACGGGAGCTACTCCTAATGGAACGAGTGCGTATATGAATACAGGCTTAAATTTATCAACTCAAACTACTTTATATAATGTTCATTATAGTAACTATATATTAACACAATCTAATAAAGGTATTGATATGGGTGTTACAACCGCCCCCTCTTATTTATCTGAAGGTTGGTTCTCAAGTAATTATAACGGGAATTTAGAAGGTGGATTTTATGATAATGCAATTTCGTCTGTTGCCATAAGAATACCAACAATTAATAGTTTAGGTTTTTTTGTTGATTCTATTATTGCAAGTAATAATTCATTTGTAACTCAGCAAAATGTAATAAAAGGAACAAATACAGCTACAAATATTACAACTCCCGCCAATACGACTATAGTTTTAGGTGGTGTAAAAGATGCAACTTCAGGTAATGTTATTGAATTTAGTAATAAAAAAACTGCTTTTGCTTCAATTGGTGATGGTTTAACAACTACTCAAGCATCTAATTTCTACACCGCAGTACAAGCGTTTCAAACAACTTTATCAAGACAAGTATAATGATAGGATACGTTTTAACAATAGAACAAAAAGAAAGTATTCAAGGAGTTGAATATGCACCATTTCAAATATTTAATTGTGTTCAAGATATAAATGATATATGGTTTACATTTTTAACAGATGAAGATAAAGTTTTAATTACAGGAACTGACTTTGAATGGATATTAAGTTGCGAAGAAAAAGAATATAAAGCTAAAATAAATAAATTATGGGTTTAAACTTTTCACATATAAAAGGAGATACATTTGAAGCAGTTAATTTTGCAGTTGTAAAAAATACAGTTGCATTAAGTTTAACAGGAGCTGTTATTAAAATGCAGTTAAAAAAAGAATGTAATGGAGTTGCTATTTTAGCATTAACTTCTGTTGCTTCTGCAGGATTAACTATTACAAACGCTGCAGGTGGTTTATTTAAAATCAATCAACAGATTATTAATATAGCTGAATTTAATTATGTTTATGATATACAAATAACGTTTTCAGATGGAACTGTTAAAACTTGGGTAGAAGGTAATTTTGTTGTTAAATGTGATATAACAAGATAGTATGCCAGATAATGTAAACATAACGGTAAACGAAACTATTGAAAATGTAGTTATAAATCCTTCTATTTCTACAGATGTTATTGATTTTAATATAACAGCTACAACTGAAGAAGTAACTATTGATGTAACTCCAAATCTTACAACTGTAAATATTAATAGTATTTCAGGTTCACCTGTTACAAAAACATCAGATTTAACAAACGATGGTGAAGATGGTATTCATCCGTTTATTACATTAGAAGATATTCCTCCTGTTACGGGTTATGTTCCTTATACAGGTGCAACACAAGATGTAAATTTAGGAGAGTTTGGATTACAGACTGGAAATATTGAATTTGATTTAACACCGACAAATGCACCAACAGGAGTTGGTTCAATGGTTTGGAATGATACCGCAGGAACTTTAGATTTAAAATTAAAAGGTGGTGCAGTTACTTTACAAATAGGACAAGAAACAGTTGCAAGAGTAGTAAATAAAACAACAACTAATATAACTTTATTAGAAGCAAATTATCAAATTGTAAGAGTTACAGGAGCTCAAGGACAAAGACCAAAAGTAGATTTAGCTTTAGCGAATAATGATTTAAATAGTACTACAACTTTAGGATTAGTTACAGAAAATATTGCAAACAATCAAGAAGGTTTTATTACTACAAGCGGACAAGTTCAACAAATAAATACAACGGGAAGTTTACAAGGTGAAACTTGGGCAGATGGTGATGTACTTTATTTAAGTGGAACAATTGCGGGACAAGCTACAAATATAAAACCCGCTGCACCTATACATACAGTAATAATAGGATTTGTAGAACACGCACATATAACACAGGGTAAAATTTTTGTTAAAGTTGATAACGGTTATGAATTAGAAGAATTACATAATGTATCAGCAATTGCACCAAATAACAATGAAGTTTTAACTTATGATACACCTACGCTATTATGGAAACCTAAAACAGTTATAAGTGCATTAGGTTACACACCATTTCAATTACCTGCCCTTACTTCAGGTTCAGTATTGTTTTCAAATGGTACGACAATAGCACAAGATAATGCGAATTTCTTTTTTGATAATACGAATAATAGATTAGGGATTGGAACAAATGCACCAACAGTTCCTTTTGATTTAAGAGGTAATCAATTAATTACTTTTGCAGATATAGTTAGTTTAGATACAGGTATTTCCTCTTTTGCTATTACAAATGGTACTTTCTCAAGATTTAATGTAATTTATAATACTGCAAACGCAAGAGTTGCATTAATGGGAACTTCTACTCAAGGTTTACAAATAAACGCAGGTAGTAGTAGCAACATTACTTCTATTGGTGGCGGTGGTTTAAATATTAATGCAACAGGAAATAATTTAACAATAAATGGATATACGACTCTTCTTAATTCAGGAGGAGCTGAAAGAATTAGAATTAATGGTGCAGGAAACACCTTAATCAACACCACAACAGACAATGGCGGTAAACTTCAAATCAAAGCAGGTGGAGCATTATCAACTGACATAGCTTTACGAGTTAGGAATAGTGCTGATACGGGGGATTTGATGAGTGTAACAGGAAGTGGTAATACGGCTTTTAAAACTACAAATTCAAATACAAACGGCACTATACTTTTTTTAAATAATAGTGCCGCTACTATTGCAGCTGCAACAGATACAGGAAGTGCATTAACATTATTACAATTTAGGTCTGCAGGTGTTCATTTTACTGATTTAAATACAAACGGTATTTTAATTGAAGAATCTGGAAATTATGGAGGTCTTGCAAATTCTTCGGCTATTTTACAGGCAAATTCAATAACAAAAGGTTTCCTTCCTCCAAGAATGACAACAACACAAAAGAACGCAATAGCAACTCCTGCAAGTGGATTAGTAGTTTATGACACTACATTAGGGAAACTATGTGTAAGAGGTGCAGCAGCTTGGGAAACGATTACAAGCGTATAAAATAACAAATAAATAAATAAATTATGGGATTATTAGTAAGTGCTACGGCAGAAAAAAAGATTTTAATTCAAGGAACAGAAATTGAATTACCAAACGTGTATGTAAGACTTGAATACGCAGGTCGTGCAAACGGTGTGACGTTAGAAATAGCAGCTTCAACTTATGCAAGTCACGAAGCGTTTAAAGATGGAGCAGGTGCAATCTTTACCGATGTACAACAAGGAGCTTTTTCTGTTGAATTAGTTGCTCCACAGATGCAAGATTTAGCAAGTGCAGAGTTATATTCTAAATTAGCTTTCGAGCAATTAGGTTATATAGTTGAGTAAAGAGCAATTTGATATAATATTAAGTAAATGGATTTCTCGCAAGTTGTTAGTTTTTCTAATAGCTTGTGGGGGTTTGTTTAGTCAAACATTAACCAGTGCTGATTGGGTTATAATTGCAACAGCATACATTGGCATTGAAGGAGTTACAAACATAGTTGAAAGATTAAAAAAATGATTAACAAGATTTTAGATTTAAAGAGTTCATTATTGACAGGTGGTTACTTTGTATTTACTTTTTCAAATGTAGATGCTACAATGAAAATTTTAGCTTTTATAATAGCTACAGGTTATACTGCTCGTAGATGGTATTTATTAGAAAAAAACAATAAAGATGAAAATAAAGATAAATAGATTATATAAAACTGAAAATTCAACTATTGGAGAATTATTAATTGATGGTAAATTTGAATGTTTTACACTTGAAGATAAAGAAAGAGATGTAAAAATAAAAGGAGAAACCGCAATTCCAAGAGGAACGTATAAAGTTATAATTAATCAATCAAATAGATTTAAAAGATTATTGCCTTTATTAATTGATGTAGATAATTTTGAAGGAGTTAGAATACACGCAGGAAATACAAATCACGATACAGAAGGTTGTATATTAGTTGGTAGAACAAGAACTAATGATTTTATAGGACAATCAAGAAAAGCGTTTGATTCATTATTTTCTAAAATGCAAAAAGCAAAAGAAATAATATTAATAATATCTTAATGAAAAATATAGTATATATTGTTTGTTCTTTAGTTTTATTTTCTTGTGCAAGTAGAAAAGTAAACACACAAATTTCAGAAGTTAAAAAAGATAGTTTAGTTGAAACAATAGTTGATACTAAAATAGAAACTAAAAAAGATACAGATTCACAAACTAATATAAATACTTTTATAGATAGTGATGAAGTTATTATTAAACCATTAGATTCTTTAAAAGAAATAATTGTAGATGGTAAAACTTATAAAAACGTTGTTTTAAGATACAAAAAAACTAAAGTTAATAGTTTATATAACAAGAAAGAAAAAGTATCAGAAAACGCTTTAAAACAACAAAAGGAATCAATTAAAGTACAAACTAAACAAGTTGAAAATAAGAAGTCAAAGATTATAGATAAAAAAGCAGATTACTTTATTTATTTTTGGTTTTTATTAGGTTTAATTATTCTTTATTTAATATATAAATATAAAAGATTTTTTTTGATATAGCTATTAGCAACTCACTTTGCTTTTTTGTTATTTATTTAAACTTTTTTTATTTATTTTTTTATATTTTTTTTGTTTTTATAAACATATTTTAAAAAAGTATTTAGCAAATTTACAGTTTTTTTTTGACAAAATTGCAATGTTTTAAATTTACTTTTTAACAAGAATGTTAATATCTTATATTTATATTTGTGTATGGCTATAGTTTACAGACATAGGAGATTAGATACCAATAAAATATTTTATGTTGGAGTTGGTGTAAATTATAAAAGAGCTTTTGTAAAAAGAAATAGAAGTTTTTTTTGGCATAATATAATTAATAAAACAGATTATTCTGTAGAAATAATACAAAAAAATTTAACGCAAGAAGAAGCTTTTGAATTAGAAGTGTTTTTAATTGAATTATACGGAAGAAAAGATATTAATACAGGTATTCTTTGTAATTTAACAGACGGTGGTGATGGTAGAAGCAATGTAATTGTAAATTTAGAAACAAGAATGAAATTATCAGTTTCCAATAGAAAGGAAAATAATAATATAATTTTAAGAGGAACTAAAAAAAAAGAAACAAGAAACAAATATATATTAGATACAAGTACAGGTATAGTATATAATACAATAATTGATGCTTGTAATATAGCTAATATTTCATTAAGACATTTTAAAAGATGCTTATATGGTGAAAGACCAAATTATACAGGTTTTGAATTAGTAGGTGAAAAACAAAAATACAAATGCAGAAAAAAATAAAAAGAAGTGTTTTAATAAAAAAACTTGATATTATATTTTCACAATATATAAGAAGAAGATATGCTGTAAATGATATATCTCAATGTTTTACTTGTGGTGTTAAAAATGAATATAAAAAGCAACAAGCAGGCCATTTCGCATCAAGAAGGCATTACTCAACAAGATGGGATGAATTTAATGTACAAGTACAATGTTATTCCTGTAATATTTGTAATCAAGGTATGCAGTTTGAATTTGGTAAAAAACTTTGTTTAAAATATGGTGATAACTTTGCTGAAGATTTAATGATAAAATCAAAAAAAGTTGTTAAATTTACAGAATCAGATATTTTACAACTAATTAACTACTATACCGAAAAGGTAAACAATATATAAGTTTCTGTTTTTTGTTCATTGTTGAAATTGGGTATCTATTTTAGATGCCCTTTTTTTTGCTATGTGTTAAAGTTTTGTTAAAAAAAATA